GTACGCGTGAGGCACGTTGTGTTTCGCCATTCAGGATTTACGTTGACCTCCGGTTCGGAATCGGGTAGCTTCTCTAGTCATGGCCACTTTAAACTTTTCGCAGAAGAAATATCAGTCTAGGCTTCGCAACGTTTCTGGCATTTGTGAGGTGTATTGTAACTCTTGTCAGAATTGGCATCCAGACGCCAATTTCAATAAATCTAGCGGCAAGTACCAATCTATATGTAAGTCTTGTCATAATAAGAAATATGGCAAAGGTTCAGGTTATAGATCGCCATCAGCAGTCAAGGCGTCAATAGAAGCGAAGCAAAAAAGAGAAGCATGGCTTTCAGAGATACAAAAATGCACTAATTGCGGATGCGAAAAGCCGCGTAAGTATTTTTACAATGAACGGCAAAAAGCATATTTGCCTTATTGTTGCAGTACTAGAAGAACTTGGGAGCAGATTGAGACTGATATAAGGGAGCAGATGAAAACATGCTTTGAGTGTGGTTTTCGTTTGTCTTTTGACGAGTTTTCATTTGGCCCGAATGGCCGCGATAAAAAGCGTCCATATTGCAAGTGTTGTGAGGCGGCTAAGGCAAAGGTTTATTCTGACAAGCCTGATAGAATGGAACAGATCAGGCTAACAGACGATGGCAGTATAACTGTCAAGATCTTAAGCGATATGCTGCGACATGCAGAGCATTGCGATCATTGTGGCGTAAAGATGACGCAGAATTATCCTGTCACGCCATCGAACAAAACAATAGACCACGATGTACCTCTTTCGCGTGGAGGTAAGCATATTTTATCGAATATTACGATTATGTGCTTGAGTTGCAATTCGGCAAAGCAGACACGCACATTAGATGAGTTCAGCCGCGTAAAAAAAAAGATGGTGCAAAGATGAATGACGCAAGCTCATATTTAACCTATGATGAGGCCAGAACTAGAAAAGTATCGGCTGAAGCTGAGATAGCAGAGCTTGAGCTTGCCAAGATAAGGAATGACCTTGCTATAGTCGCTGACGTGGTGAAGGCTTGGGATGAGGTTTTAGCTGCATTAAAGGCCAAGTTGCTGGCTATTCCTACGAAAGTTGGGCCAGCTTTATCTGCAGAAGATGACGCATCTATAATTCAATCTAGGTTGGAGGATGAAATAAAGGAATGTCTTGATGAACTCTCAAACTATGAGCCACTTTCAGACCCAACAGGCGCGACAATCACTGTCGGAGAAGTTGAAGGGGGCGATGTCGATACTGAAGCCACCACCAAAACTGACCGTAAGCGAGTGGGCAGACCAAAGAAGGCGTCTAAGCTCTCAAAGTAGTTCAGAAGCGGGGAAATGGCGAACTTCACGCGCAGAATATCAGCGTGGCATAATGGACGCTTGCTCAGATCCATCCATCAAGCAAGTGGTAGTCATGGCTGGCGCTCAGCTTGGCAAGTCTGAGGCGTTATTAAATATTATCGGATACCATATCGAATATGATCCAAGCCCTATTCTGATGATGCAGCCAACTGTGGAAATGGCTCAATCCTTCTCAAAGGATAGAATTACATCTGGCCTGCTTGCAACCACCCCTAGCTTGAGGGGTAAAGTCAAAGACCCAAGAGCCAGAGATAGCGGCAACACAACCCTGCACAAGACATTCCCTGCTGGTGCATTGAGCCTTGTGGGGGCGAATAGCCCAGCGGGCCTAGCGTCTAGGCCGATAAGAGTTGTCCTATGCGACGAGGTTGATCGCTATCCTTTGTCGGCAAAAGAAGAGGGTGACCCCATAGCGCTGGCCTACAAAACGCGCTCTTACATTTTGGAACAGAAAGATAGTCTTAGTTAGCACCCCGACTGAAAAGGGAGCCTTCACGAATAGAGGCTGCCTTATGAGGAAACCGACAAGCGCAAGTTTTATGTTCCCTGCCCTCATTGTGGTGAATACCAATATTTGAAGGTGGGCAAATGTGCAGTGGACTGACAGAGACCCCAACACAGCCGCATATTACTGCGAGGAATGCGGTTCAGCATGGTCTGATGCTCAGAGGCAAAAGGCCTATATCTTTTGGGGAATGGAGGGCATCAGAGGAGTTCAAAGGTATTGCTGGATTTCATATATCTGCGCTGTATTCACCTTGGGTGGCGATTTCTGATGCGGTTGATGAGTTTATTAAGTCAAAGCGTGATCCTATGCGCCTGAAGACATGGGTGAATACATTTCTAGGGCGAGACGTGGGAAGAGCAGGGCGAGATGCTTGACGAATATGATCTGATTGATCGGGCAGAAGGATTGGGGCGATGAGCTACCTGAAGGCGTCCTGATGCTGACTGCTGGAGTGGATGTTCAAGATGATCGACTGGAGTATGAGATAGTTGGCTGGGGTCGTGGGAGAGAAAGTTGGTCAATCGACTACAACGTCTTATATGGTGATCCATCGTCAGCAGGAATTATGGATCGATCTGGATAGGGCGTTGCAGCGTACATACACACATCCGCTATCTGGTGACATGACGCTTAGATCGGCCTGCATCGATAGTGGCGGTCATTACACGCAGCAAGTTTACAACTATGCGCGAAATCGTGCGGGCAGGCGGGTGTTCGCTATCAAGGGTATCGGTGGCGAGGGCAAGCCTGTGATCGGCAGGCCAAGCAAGAATAATATCGGTAAAATCAACCTATTCCCTGTGGGAGTAGATACAGCGAAAGAATTAGTGTATGCTCGCCTAAAGATGACTGAAGAGGGCGCGGGATATTGTCACTTCCCGATTGGACGAAACGAGGAATACTTTAGGATGCTTACCGCAGAAAAAAGAGTGGTTAAGTATTTCAAAGGGCGTCCAAAACGTGAATGGGTGAAGATTAGGCAGCGCAACGAAGCGCTTGACTGTCGGGTTTATGCGACTGCGGCTTTGGCTGTTTTAAATATAAACATGGATACTGTTGCAAAACAGGCCCAAAATAAGGTACAATCGGACAAACCTCAGCAAGTCAGGCGTCCAGCATTGCCGCGCCGCAATTCGTTCGTTCACGGTTATAGGTGATAGATGGCTAATTTATTCGACGCAGCAAATGCACCGACTACTGAACCGACTGACTTTGTGGTCGGTGATTTTGTGCAATGGAAGCGCACAGATCTAAGTGATGATTATCCCAATAGTGCGTACACGCTAACATATGTATCAAGGGATGCTGGCGGTGGCTCGCATGAGTTTCAAGTAACTGGAACGGCAAGTGGCTCTGATTATCTATTCACAATTCTAGGATCTGCTTCTTCTGGATTTAGCTCTGGTCATCACAAATGGCAGCTTGAGGTTGTTCGCAATAGCGACAGTGAGCGCATCGTACACGAAACGGGCCATTGGGATATTCATGTTGACATGGATGTTAATGGCGTTGATCCACGTTCCTTTGCTCAAATTATGGTTGATAAGATCGAAACCATACTTACTGGCAAGGCTGACAGCGATGTCGGCAGTTATTCTATTGCTGGCCGGTCATTAACGAAGATGACCTTCGCTGAACTAGAAGAGGCTAGAAACAGGTACATGGGCATCTACAAGCGTGAGCAAGCAGATGAGGCAGTGAAGAAGGGCAAGCCAAGCCCCAACACGATCAAAGTGAGGTTTAGCTGATGGGTGTACTTGATCTCTTCAAGCGGTCTAAGAAGAAGCCGCAGCGCCGTAATTACCAAGCAGCCGCCAAGGGGCGGCTTTTCGCTGACTTTCATGGATCAAATAGAAGCGCTGATAGTGAGATACGCTGGGCGTTGCGTGATTTGCGCAACCGTAGTCCGTGATTTAGAGCGCAATAATGAGTATTTTCGGCGCTATTTGCAGCTTTTGCGGGTAAATGTTGTCGGAGAAAATGGCTTTAACCTACAGATCAGAGGCAGAAACCCAGATAATTCGCTAGATCGCGCTGGAAATAACATAATTGAGGGCGCTTGGCGTGATTTCTCACGTTTTCGGCGGGCCAACCATTGATGGCGGGCTTTCAATGGTGGATTTGTGCAATCACATTATATCTGGCGTTGCGCGTGACGGTGAAGGTGTTCCTGAAGATCGTAAAGGGCAACTATTTGCGCTACGGCATAGGTTTGCAGCTTATTGAGCCTGATCTTGTGGACGAAGAGAAGAACGAGCTTGCGGCAAACGGCAATCAGGTGCGTATGGGCGTTGAGCTTGACAGCAAAACCAAGCGTCCGATTGCGTATTATGTGCTGAATTACCATAAGGGCGACTATGATTATATGACGCCAGCCGCAGAGCGCAAATATACGCGGGTATCTGCGGATGAAATGATGCACATCTACCGCCCAGAACGCGCAGATCAGACTAGGGGTGTTCCCTGGTCTGTTGCTGCGATTGCGTCATTGAAGATGCTGCATGGTTATCGTGAGGCTGAGTTGGTCGCGGCCAGAACTGGTGCCGCAAAGATGGGCTTCTTCACCAGCCCTGCTGGGGATGGATTTACTGCTGATGGGTTTGACGATGAGCAAAATACTGTTCCAATCTATGACGCTGAAGCTGGCACGTTTCCACCAACTTCCTGCTGGTGTTGACTTCACTCCGTTTGATCCAACTCATCCAACATCTGCATTTGCTGACTTTGAGAAGGCAATTTTGCGCGGCATAGCTGGTGGGTTGGGCGTAAGCTATACATCATTAGCCAACGATCTTGAGGGAACCAGCTATTCGTCCATACGTCAGGGCGCATTGGAAGAGAGAGATTTTTACCGCACGTTGCACAGATTTATGATCGATCACTTTCTTGATCCGTTCTACCGCATTTGGCTTGAGCATGTGATGGATCATGGATTTATACCTATTTCTGGTGAAAATAAGGTGTTTAAGTTCAGCCAAGACGTAACTTGGCGCGGCAGGGGCTTCCAGTGGGTTGATCCGCTTAAGGAGATGAACGCTGCGGTTGTAGGGTTGCAGAACGGCATTTTGAGCCACTCTGACATTGCGGCGACTTATGGGCGTGATGCAGAGGATACGTTTGCACAGATTGAGCGTGATAAAGAGCTTGCTGAGCAATTTGGTCTATCTATGGCCTATCAGCCGTTTGGCATGAAGATGCCAGTACCAGCAGAGGTGGATGATGTCGAACAAACCGACTGATGGAATGGTAGAAGAAGCGAAGCGCGGCCTAGAGTGGCGGCGTGAGTTTGGCCGTGGCGGTACAGAGGTCGGTATTGCCAGAGCGCGTGACATATCCAATGGCAAGAATTTGTCAGACGATACAGTTAAGCGCATGTACAGCTTCTTTAGTCGCCATGAGGTAGATAAGAAGGCCGAGGGTTTTCGCGTGGGTGAAAAGGGTTATCCATCAAATGGCCGTATCGCATGGGCGCTTTGGGGTGGTGATGCGGGATTTTCGTGGAGCAGACAGATCGCAGAGCGTCTATCTAAAGAAGATCGCGCTCCTGAATTGACTGATGCTGTTAAAGTGGGATTGGCGAAGAAAGCTAAGGATCACAATGAAAAGGTTGGTGATGTAGCGTCTAAGCGCACTAGCACACGCACATTAGGTGCAGTATTCCGTCGAGGCATTGGCGCTTATAAGACAAACCCGCAGAGCGTCAGGCCCAACGTAAAGTCACCTGAGCAGTGGGCATATGCTCGCGTGAACAGCTTTTTGTACGTTCTGCGCAATGGCAAATTCCGCAGCGGAAAGCATGATACTGACCTTCTGCCAAAGGGTCATCCAATGGCTAACGATGAAAGGGGTAGCGCAGATATGGCAAAAGATGATATTATCGGTCTTGAACTGAAGGGATCAGAGACAATGGAAGAGCGTCATATATTAAACGTGGAAGAGACAGATGATGCTTACACTGTCACTTTTGCGAAGCCTGATCGGGAAGATCAGCCAGAAGAAATGGAAGCTGTCGAAGAGGCAGATGAGCGCATTCAGAGTTATGATGATGAAGAGCGTCTTGACCGTGAGAAAATGGAAACTCGCGGCATGTCGTTTGACGGTAAGGTTGTTGACGAAGATAAGCGTACTGTGCGGATTGCTGTATCCAGCGAAGAGCCAGTTGAGCGTAGCTTTGGCAATGAAATATTAGATCACAATGAGCGCAGCATTGATCTTAGCTTTGCTAAGTCAGGTCGTATGCCGTTGCTCTTGGATCATGATCCACGCCAGCAGATTGGTGTGGTAGAGGACGTAAACCTTGATGGCTCGGCTCGCAGATTGCGGGCGACTGTGCGTTTCGGAAGAAATGGACTTGCCAAAGAGGTTTTCGAGGATGTTGTGGATGGTATCAGAAGCAACATTAGTGTTGGCTATCATGTCAACGATATGGAGCGTCAAGATGCGGATAGCTACCGCGTGAAGTCTTGGCTTCCAATGGAAGTATCAGTTGTGAGCATACCCGCAGACAGGACAGTCGGGGTGGGCCGCGCAGCAGAGAAGCCACCCGCAAAACCTATCACTGAAACCCTTGTAAGAGAGGAAACTATTATGTCGGAAGAAAACAAGATCGACATCGATGCGGTAAAGGCCGAAGCTACACGCGCCGCCGCAAAAGATACTGCTGAAATGTATCGCTTGGCTGCAAAGCACAACAAGCGTGATTTGGCAGACAAAGCCGTATCAGAAGGCCGTTCACTGGAAGAATTTCGCGGTGAATTGTTGGACGTAATCGGTAATGCACCATTGGATACGCCAAATGAAATCGGACTTGCCCCGAAAGAGGCCCGTCAGTTCTCATTGCTTCGTGCTATCCGCGCCCATGCAAACCCAACTGATCGCTCTGCACAAAAAGCTGCTGCTTTTGAATTAGAAGCTGCTGCTGCTGCGTCAGACGCGATGGGTGTTGAAGCACAAGGCATTATGATCCCAGCAGATGTATTGCGTAGCTGGAAAGTGCGCGACATGAATACAACTAACGATGCTGGCATCATTGCTGACGATTTCCGTGGCGGCGATTTCATCGACGTATTGCGGAATGCTTCATCAGTTATGCAAGCTGGTGCAACAATGCTGACAGGCTTGTCAGGCAACGTGAAGATCCCGAAGAAAACAGCCGCTTCATCTGCTGGTTGGATTTCATCTGAGGGTGGTGCATCTGCTGAAAGCGAGCCAACTGTTGGTCAGGTCACTATGGCACCTAAAGTATTGGGCGCACATACAGACATTACACGCGTTATGATGCAGCAATCATCTTTGGATGTTGAAGCATTGGTTCGTAATGATCTGACAGCTTCTATCGCTCTTGCGATTGATCTGGGTGCATTGGCCGGAACAGGATCATCTGGTCAGCCAACTGGTGTAAAGAACACATCAGGCATCAACACACCAACTGACTTTGCAGCAGCCAACCCAACATTTGCTGAAGTTGTAGCGATGGAAACTGCGGTAGCAGAAGACAACGCTCTGCAAGGCAACTTGGCTTACATCCTGCCAGCCAGCATGTACGGTGCGTTGAAAACGACTGTGAAAGACGCTGGTTCAGGCCAGTTTGTTGTTGCTCCAGATGGATCAATGAACGGTTACAATGCAATCGTATCAAACCAAGTTACTGCTGGTGATCTGTACTTCGGCAACTTTGCTGATTTGCTGATCGGCATGTATGGTGGTTTGGACATTGTTGTAGATCCATACACTGCGTCTAGCTCAGGCACAGTGCGGATTGTTGCACTGCAAACTGTAGACGTAGCTGTACGTCACGCAGTAAGCTTTGCATTCAACAATGACGGTGCATAAGAGTGCTAACTTGGGAGGGCCATTTGGCCCTCCTTTCCAATAAGGGGCGAAAGATGAAATATATTATCCTGAAATCCTGTGTTGCTGCTGGTCAGGCTAGAAAAGCGGGCGATATAGTAGAGCTTCCAGCAGATGAAGCGACTGCGTTAAAGGGATATGGGCGCATTGACAATGCCCCTGAGCCTAAGCCAGTTAAGGCTCCTACTGATCGGGCTGCAAAGCCTAAGACCACAAGGGCCAAGAAATGAAGATTACGCTGATCAAAGACGCCTCTTGGGGTGGCAAGAATGGCAAGGCTGGCGCAAGTCACATAGTTGACGCCAAGGTTGCTCAGAAGCTAATTGATCGCGGATATGCGAAGCCGTATGTAAAAGAAGAAAAGGCTGAAGAAGATGGCGCTGCCACTAGCTGATGACCTAGCAAACATATTCGACGTTGATGAATTTGCCACTGCGGTCACTTACAGTGGCGGCACGATCAACGGCATTTTTGACAATGAGACAGTTCCTATTGATGCTGGAGGTTTTGTATCGGTTCATCAAGAGCAGCCTAGATTAACTTGCCGCACTGCGGATGTTCCATCAATTGCTGAGAGCCAGGCTATGGTTATTGGCGGCGTAAATTACACAGTGCAAGCCTGGATAGAAGATGGCACTGGGGTTACAGTTGTTCAGTTGGAGAAAGTGTAATGGCTCATGTGCGCAAGCAGATACGCGACAGAATGGCTAGCACTATTTCTACTGGGGCCACTTTGGTATCTAGCCGTGTTTATACTACACGGGTCTACCCGCTTACCGATGCGAATTTGCCAGCAATTACAGTTTATACTGGGTCAGAGGTTTCAAGTCGTTTAAATATGGGCTTAAACGATCTTAATAGAATTTTAACTGTTGATGTTGATATATATGTTAGGGCGACATCAACATTTGATGACGATGTGGACGCGATAGCTGTCCAAGTCGAAGAGGCAATTGCCGGTGACTTTACGGTCAACGGTCTTGCAAAAGAGGCTGTGCTTGCTGGAACTGATATTCAGTTTTCTGGGGATGCTGAGCAACCTATAGGTATTGCAAAGCTGACTTATTCAGTGAGATATATTACAGCATTAAATGATGTAGAAACGGCCAAGTAAAGGAGAAACGCTATGGCTACATATTTTGGATCTGATGGAGACTGCAAAGTAGTTACGACTGGCGGTTCTCCTGCGTCTATTGGCGAGCTTTTAAGCTGGTCATTAACAATGACGAGTGACACCGTTGATAGTACAACTATGGGTTCAACTAACAGAACTTATGTGGCTGGTTTGGCTACTGGTACTGCTAGTATTAGCTGCTACTTAGACCCAGACAACGCTGCGCAAGTTGATTTATTGCAACGTGATAGCGTTGACGCAGAGTTTTACTCTGAGGGCAACGCTTCTGGCGATGTTAAGCTATCGGGAACTTTCATTGTTACATCTGTCGCGAAAGGCACAACCCATGATGGCTTGGCCACCTTAGAAGCAGAATTGCAGCTTACTGGGGCATTATCAATTGGAACGGTCTAACAATGTCAATCACATCAAGGATTGAAACAACTTCTTCTGATTTGAAATCAACAGAAGTTCCAGAGTGGGTGATCGATGGTCAGCCACTCAAAATACATTATTCTTCCATGACTGTGGCTGAGAATAAAAAGATTAATAAGCGTTATCCAAACTTCATGGAAAATCTTTTAGATGCCGAAATCCAAGTGTTCATTATTATAATGAAAGCGCTTGATAGCAAGGGTGAGCCTTTGTTTGAGATTGGCGATAAGAAATGGTTTGATGATCAAGAGCCGTTAATTGTTTTGCGTTTAGCATCTTTATTCGTTTCTGGCCGCACAGTGGAGGAACACGAAAAAAACTAATTGACGATCCATTCAGGATGAATGTTGTTTCATTGGCAGAAAAATTAGGCAAAACAATTGCTGAGATTGATGAAATCACAATGGAAGAGTATAATGAATGGGTCGCGTATTACAAAGTCTTAGAGGAGCGCACCAAAGATGGCCACTGATCTGAATATCATTGTAGGCGTTAAATCAGGAGATGCGCTCCGTCAATTAGGGAATGTTCGCAAGCAGGTTGATAATGTAGGCGCAGCCACGCGAAGAACAAGCGGAGCGTTAAGGTCTCACGCTAAGCAATACAATTCCACAGCGGTTGCAACTAATAAATGGGCAAAAGGCGCTTTACAGCAAGCGGGTTACCAGGTTGGTGACTTTGCGGTTCAGATTGCTGGCGGCACGAATGCGCTCCAAGCCTTTGGTCAGCAGGGTTCTCAGCTTTTAGGTATATTTGGGCCTGTCGGTGCTGTTTTGGGTGCTGGCGTTGCAATTGCATCAGCAGTTGGCGTTGCTTTCACAAAACTTGCTGGCGGTGCTAAAGAAGCCAAGGACGCAATGGAGGAGCTTAAAGATAAGTCTGCGCAAACAAACCTTGAAATTCAAGCTCTTTTGCGTGGGATAAATAGCACTGACATCGTTAAAGCTGAGGAAGAAATTAAGCAGCTTAAACAAGAGCAAGCAAAGATTAATGATCAAATACATAAACAAGAAGACAGACTTTTAAAAGCTAAAGACGATGGAAACAAACGTGAAGAGGAGGCTGCTACTAAAAGAATAACTTCGTTCAATAGGGCTATTTTACGTCTTCAAGATCAAATTGATCTACAGAAAGAATACATAAAAGGAATTAATGACAGCATAGAGGGAAATGATAAGCTTTCACGACTTGAAAAGCTTATGAAAACTATGGTTACAGCGCGTACAGAAGCGGCCAAGAAGCGGGTCGAACTAATGAATGCTGAAGACATTGTTATGGCGCAAGTTATTAACAAGAGCCAACTAGTATTAGAGTTTGAGAAGGCTAGGGCTAAAGACAGAAGCGCTTACTTAAATAGGTTTTTATCTGAAGAAGACGCTATAATGTCTCAAGCGGTTGTTAAAAGCCAAGCTATGTTAGACTTAGAAAAAAAGAGGGCAGACATAAAAGAGGGTATGTTGCTGACCTCACTAAAACTAAGGTTTTCTGACGAAGAAGCCTTAATGGCTATGCCTGTAACAATTGATCAAACTGCATTCAACAAAACTAAGAACATGCTGGAAGACGCAAAGAAAAGTGTTGCAGACTTCAAAGTTGGCGCATCAGAAATCACGCCTGAACTGCAAAGAATAAAGGATGTCTCTGAAATGGTAGGGACATCATTTGAAAACGCGTTTATGTCAATGATCAAGGGCACAGCATCAGCTAAGGATGCCTTCCGCGCTTTGGCGTCTGATATAATATCTGAATTATATCGAGTATTTGTAGTCAAACAGATTACTGGATTTATCACGGGGGCCGTTGCTGGAGCTTTTGCGCCTGGTTCTGCTGCTGGCACTGGTGGCTCTGTTGCGCCGCCTGTTGCTCCAAGGGCTATGGGTGGGCCGGTAAGAGCCGGTAGGCCGTATTTAGTCGGAGAGCGTGGCCCAGAGCTTATGGTGCCATCAAGCAATGGTGCCATTATACCCAATAATCAAATGGGCGGTGGTGTGGTTGTTCAGCAAACATTTAACTTCGCGGCGAATGGTGATGAGAGCGTAAAGCAAATAATTGCCCAGCAAGCGCCAAAAATTGCTAAGATGACGAAGCAATCAATAATGGAGAGCCGTAGGCGTGGCGGTCAGATGAAGGCGGTGTTTGGATAAATGGCTATTACATATCCTTTAACTTTACCCACGACAGGGGTTTCATCTGTTGAGTTGCGCACAGTTAATTCTAACGCAACTTCTCAGTCACCATTTACCTACAAGCAGCAGATTGTTTCGCATGGCGGTCAGCGATTTGAGGCCACGGTAAACTTGCCGCCTATGAAGCGTGATGATGCTGCGGCATGGAAAGCAGCCCTTGTAAGCCTCAAAGGATCTCTGGGAACCTTCTTGTTAGGTGATCCTGATTATGCGCTTCCACGCGGCACTCTGCGCTCTACAAATGCAGAGAACCAAGCAACGGTAACGGGATCTGCTGGTCAAAGCTTCTTAACGATTACCATGCAGGATCAATCAAGCACTTTGCTGGCCGGTGATTATATACAAGTGGGCGCTGATAGTACGGCGCGGCTGTATCAGATCCTAGAAGATAGAACTGGCAATGGCACTGTTGAGATATTCCCAAATCTAAAAGTAAATTATACCAATGAGGTTATTGGTACGAATGACACGAAAGGTGTATTTCGGCTGTCAAATAATGTAACATCTTGGTCAATCGATAACGCATCAATTTACGGTATTTCATTTGAAGCCGTTGAAGCAATCACGGGGTAAATCATGGCTGATCGTAAAATATCTGAATTAAACAACATCACAGGCGCTAATTTGGCTGATGATGATGAGTTTGCGCTGGTAGATACAAGCGCAGATGAAACGAAAGCGATTACCTTTGGTGAGTTTAAGACTGCCCTAGATACAGCTACTGGCTTTGTCAGGATCACTGGCGATACTATGACGGGCAACTTGACAGTTCCTAATGTAGTAGTTTCTGGAAATGTTGATGGTCGGGATGTTTCTGCGGATGGCACTAAGCTAGATGGCATTGAGGCTGGTGCAGACGTTACAGACGCAACCAATGTAACAGCCGCTGGCGCATTGATGGACAGTGAGCTTGCAAACTTAGCCGCAGTTAAAGCAATCAACCAAGGCTTGTCTACGAGCGACAGCCCTTCCTTTGATGCTGTTACGGTTGGAGGTACGGGTGATCCTTCTTCAGAAATGACAATTTTATCATCTATAGGTGGCACAAGTGAACTTAGATTAGGTGATACTGATGCTGATGCTGGATCAATAAAATATTTCAATTCAAACGATCAACTTGTTCTGAGGGCTGCTGCTGCGACTAGGGCGGTTTTTAGTTCAACAGGTGTAGGCATTACAGGCAAAACCACCACAGATGAACTAGACCTCAACGCAATCGCAGCCACCATATCCGACACAGCCGTAGACATCTCAGTGTATGACACCCGCAAGGACAGTGATGGCGGTGCTTGGCGTAAACGCACACAGCATACCTCATGGTACAATGAAGCTGCATCTAGCACCCGTGGTAGCCGTAAGGAGTTTCCAGCGGTTGCTGTTATTGTGGCAACTTCTAGTGGTGTTACTATCTACGATGGTGATGACCCTGATATGCCTATGTGGATGGTGTTTGCAAAAGCTAACCCAATTTTCGGACGATCCACTGCCTTTGGGGGCATAAGTTGCTGTAGTATGATGAACGGAACTTTAGCACTTGGCAATCCTAGTAGTTCCGCTGAAGGACTACTCAAGGTCAACTTTATAAGCGATAATGGATTTTTGTATCCTATTTCATCTTATAGTTCATATGGCGGGGCTTATACTTCGGATATAGCATCAAGGGCCAGTTCATACGATTACGGCACTTCTGGTGCAACAGTAATAGTAAGTTCCCCCGTCAACGATGTAGCCATGACCGTTCTGCCCAACGCCCCGATTGATGCTGCTACAGGATTGCCTGTGCCGACTATTGCGGTGGCGACTGATGGTGGGGTTTCTGTTATCAAGGATGATGGGACTGTTGTTGATATTACGACTACCTCTGGGGCCAGTGGATGGGGCAAGAGTAACTTTGTAGCCTTTAGAAGTGATAATAAAATAGTAAGCACTGTTGGATATTCTTCAAGTGATACCTCTGACCGATATGTTCACATTAACACCATTCCAAGTGCAGACTTTTCTTTAGGGAATGGCCTCGACAGTGTACCATCTGATGGATACCACGGGGCAACTGGCGGTGAGACCGCTATTGTTTCTGTATTTGGTGAAGGAAGTGGTAGAGATATTACTTCAATGACAGCCGAACATTTTGGGCAAGCCGCTGGATTAAGCCAAGTTGCTTACGCCCCAATTGATACGGCTCCTGACCTAACATCTATGGTCGCCTACACCACATCTGATTATGCCACAGGCTGGATGAACGGCGACATCAAACTCGCCACCTTGTCCGACACCGATGATACTGACGTTACTGGCAGTAACCTTATCGTCAATGGTGACTTCAGTTCAAACTCAGATTGGGTTTTAACCAGCATTTATTCAATAGGCAGTGGTGTACTAACTAGCCAAAGTTCTAGTTCAGGTGTTTTAAGACCTAGCGTTAATGTAGTTCCAGTTGTAGGTAAAACCTATGTCTTGACTTTTGATATAACCGCCCATTCTGCGGGTACTATATATGTGAACTTTGGGCATATCTGGGTTGCTTCTGGATATCATGCAGCGGGTGTTGGTTCAAAATCCTTTACATTTACCCCTACTAGCACGGCTGAAAACTTCTCTTTCTACACCGCTGCCTTTGGTGGTTCTATAGATAACGTAGTATTACGAGAAGCAGAGCCAGACCGCAGTGTGAACGGCAACGGTCTACAGGTTTTCGGCACTGTGACCAAAAACCCTGTGGCTACTGGTGCTGATTTGGTAAGCTATGGGGGGTGGTCTGCGAGTAACTATCTTTACCAACCCTACAATGCTGACTTAAACTTCGGAACTGGTGAATATTCTGTGGTGTTTTGGTTTAAACAAACATCTGGAAGTTGGTCATACGTCTGCGCTAGAGGTACAGCCGATAACGCAGAAAGTATGCGTATTGGGATGGCAGCGAATAACATATATTTTGATTACGGAAGTGGTAATGCATACCTTCAGACTAATAAAGCGTTTCCCCAAAACGTCTGGCATTGTTGTGTAGCTACAGTGAAAGCGGGGGAAAAAGGGCATCTATACCTCAATGGTGTAGAACAATCATATTTACATCAAAATGTGGCTCTTACTAGTTTCCTTACCGCTACTGATTATGATCTTGTTATAGGCCAATCACATGATGCTTTGTATCCTTTTCTTGGGGAACTTGCTCTTTTAAGAGTAAGTGGAACAGTCCCATCCCCAGAGCAGATCAAGAAAATCTACGAGGACGAGAAGCATCTCTTCCAGACAGGCGCACAAGCCACGCTATACGGCTCGTCTGATGCGGTAACAGCTTTGGCCTACGACGATAGCACAGAGTTGCTTCATGTCGGTACAAGCGCAGGGCGTTCAGTCTTCCAAGGACTACGACGAGTAGACAACACAACAACCGCTGTCGGTGCTGCAATCAGTGCATCTAACGGCCTAGTGGCTGACGAATAAGGAGTGACAGATGACAGTCAACGTATCAAAGCCAGCCATTAACGTAAGAGAAAAGCTGGCAGAACTAGACAAACCCACAGGTATAGCTGGCGAGGCTATGCTTCGTGCTGAGACACCACAGGAACAGTTTAATCTGGTTGGTGCAGGGCGTAGGAATTTGCTTATTAATGGTGCAATGCAGGTTGCGCAGAGGGGGACGAGCTTTACTTCAACTGGGTATACCTTAGACAGGTTTACCTATGATAAGGCTTCAACTGATGAATTTGCTGCCACCATAACTCAAAGTTCTGATAGCCCAAATGGTTTTGCTAGTTCACTTAAAGTGGATGTAACTACTGCCGAAAGCACATTAGCGACTGATGAATACGTTAGAATAATACACAAAATAGAAAGTCAAGATTTACAGCCTTTAGCGTACGGAACTAGCGAGGCAAGAAGTATTACGCTTTCTTTCTGGGTAAAGTCTTCCGTCACAGGGACGTATGCCATGAGTATATATATGTTTGATGGTGGTGGCGACACCATTGGGTCAACATATACAATTAACAGCGCAAATACATGGGAATATAAAACAATAACTTTTGCTGGTAATGAAGCAGCGGCTATCGCTAATGACAATACGGCTGGGTTCTTCCTTAATTTTATTTTGCTTGCTGGTTCTGCTTACACCAGTTCGGATAATACGACATGGGGAACTTATACTGGGTCTAAATTGGCCTATGGTCACGAAGCTAACTTTGGTTTTTCTACCTCAGATGACTTCTACTTCACAGGTGTCCAACTAGAAGTAGGCAAAGTCGCCACGCCTTTTGAACACCGATCTTATGGTGAAGAACTGGCGGCGTGTCAGCGGTATACATACAACTACCTGTTTGGAGGGACTGCTAGTAATTCTGGAACAGAAGTGTATAGGTATTATTCGACTGTAAATGCTTATTCATCAAGACTTCAATTTCCAGTTACTATGAGGGCTGAACCCACTGGCACTGTTGGCTCAACACCTTTAATTCATGCACCAGTGAACAATGGAAATGTTGGTGGCAGTATAAGTTTTCAGATGGCTACTGAACAAAGCGTAACATTACAGTGTTCACCAGCCACAGATTACGGTGCAAACCAGTATACGATAATCCTTAATACTGGAAATGTTATATTTGATGCGGAGTTATGATTATGTTTAACATCAATACATCTGATCTTGGCGGTAAAACGATTGTCTGCCAAACCCATAACCACTACATCCCCCTAGACCCTGCAAACCGCCACTATCAGGAAGTGCTAGACGCAATCATTGAACAAGGCACAGACTGCTTTGACGGTGATATTCCTGAAGACCTACAGTCAGCGGCTGATGCTAAACTGTTTGCTCAACAACTGGCAGACTACAAGACAGCCACAGCCCGACTAGCACAGTATGTCGTTGCAGATGGTCGTGCAGAGGTACGGGAAATGCAGCCTACTGGTGAGCAGGTATTCAACGAAGAAACAATGGAAATGGAAGATTTGATGCATGAGGTTATCACGGTCACAGCCATTGATCCTGTTGAGCCTACAGTCACACGCATGGTGTACTCTGAGGATGATCCTATGGCAGAGCCTACAGAGGAAACCATTGAGAACCCTTTGATTACGACTGATGTAGCTGAACGTGCAGAAGCACAGGCTGTAGTAGATGCAACACCACAACCAGTTAAGGATGCTGCATAAATGTCCCGTGACCTGTCTACTGGTGTAACCGTTAATCTTGAAGATGATGTTATCTTCCCGTTCTTTGCGGTGGAGCTTAACTTCGATGATGGTACGTTTGAAGCGGCAGATGGCAACGTCTACAACCGCATTCTGCGCCTTTGGACAGGTCAAGGCACTCTGGTTTATGAGGGCAATGAATATTTTGGCACTGGTACTATGCTTGATGTGTCAGTCATTGAGGAAACCACAGAAATAGCCGCTAGAGGCGCTTCTTTAACTCTAAGCTCTGTGCCTAGCGAAGTCATATCTTTGGCGCTCACGGAGCAATATCAGGGGCGCACATGTAAAATATTCTTTGGTCTATTCCAAGAAGGGGCGGCTGGAAGATCAAACCAGTGCGACTGATGCGCCGGTTTATATTCTGCTGCAAACTGGCGGTCGCATGATCTTAGAGGCTAACAAGACCAGCCTTACAGAAATATTCACTGGCTATATGGATCAGCTATCGATTGATGAGGGCGCAGATGCCAGCACCTTGCAGCTATCGGCAGAAAACAAACTGATTGATTTGGAGCGTCCTAGAGTTGGCCGGTTTACATCTGAATATCAGAAATCAATATATCCTGATGATAAGGGGTTTGATTTCGTTGAGGGGATGCAAGACCTTCAGATAACTTGGGGCAGGGCTGGTGCCTAACTTCCAGCAAGAATTTCTGGCTTCTTGCGCTGATGACGCAAAACATCTCCTAGAATTGCATTGGCAAGAAATAGCAATCAATAAGCACAAGATTAAGCTAAACCCGCATTGGGAAGGCGTATCAGGAGCTAGAGAAGGAAAACCAGTTACGCATTTACACGGCGCGGGAAAACCAAAAGCTGGTTGGTTACTTTGTTTTAATTATAGGCATGAATTTGCATTATAAGGATCATGTGTTTGCGGTTAATGATGTGCTATACCTTCACAAGGATTGGCGAAGAGGCTTAACTGGTGTAAAGTTAGTTAAGTTCGCTGAGAAGTGCTTAAAGAAAGAAGGCGTTTCTGTGATGACAATAAACACTAAGACGCACAGGCCATTTGATAAACTAATGGAATATCTAAAGTATAATATGGTAGAACGTGTTTATCAGAAATATATAGGTGACTGATGGCTATTTCTGCTGGCATGGCAATTATGAGTACCGCAACGACTGGCGCGATGATTGGCGCGGGGATGAGTGCGGCTTATATTGGCGGCACTATGATGTCGCACTTCCTAGTCACCACGGCTATGGGTGCTGCTCTTAATGCTCTTGCGCCAAAGCCAAGCATTCCAAACGTATCAACGGGATCAAACGCAGCTAATCGTGGCTATCAGATTTCGTCTAGGGGGTCTGCTCAAAATCATCAGATTATATACGGTCAAACCAAGGTTGGCGGCGCGATTGTATTTGATGCCGTATCAGGCGTTAATAACAAGATCCTTCATAGGGTTATTGCTTTTGCTGGGCATGAAATCGAAGAATTTAGCACGTTCTATTTCAATGATGAGGCGCTTACGCTCACAACCGATACAGATAGCAATGGTGACACTTACTATAAGCCAACCGTTGCCACTACTAAAACTGGCGCAACCAGCACCAGATATAATGATTATGTGCGGATTTATCAGCGCAAAGGCGGCACAGAAAATAACACAGCAATAGCAGCCCTTATTTCTGGTGGTGTAGCATGGACGCAAGACCATAAGCTGCAAGGCGTGGCTTATGCTTATTTTAGGTTAGAGTTTGACGCTGATGCCTTCCCGAATGGCGTTCCTGAGATGACTTGCATCATTAAAGGCAAGAAGGTCTATGATCCCAGATCATCCAGCACAGCATGGTCAGATAATCCTGCGCTTTGTCTACGGGATTACATAACAAGTGCTTCTTATGGTCTTGGCGAGGGGTCTGCATCGATTGATGATGATGCGGTTACAGGTCGCGGCTGATGTTTGCCAATATAAGAATTATGATGTGAATACGCAGATCCAGCGTCCACTAAAACGGGTGGCTTGCGCTTTACTATGGATGGATCATTTACCACGGCGGTCACTCCACACGATCACATGATGGATATGCTAACCGCAATGGCTGGGCTGATCTGGTATGGTCAAGGCAAGTGGCGCATGAAGGCCGGTCATTACGTTGCGCCCACTATTACATTTACTGAGGATGATCTGCGCTCTAATGTGCAAGTTTCTACCCGCCATAGTCGCAGGGATAACTTCAACACGGTCAAGGGCGTATTTAGAGGGCCAGCAACAGATTATCAGCCCACAGACTATGCAGAAGTCACCAATGCTGCATTTAGAACGGCTGACAACAATCAGATCAGCACCTTATGACCTAGATTTGCCCTTTACCGATAGCTTTGACATAGCAAGGCGGCTGGCTCTTATTACGCTGGAGCGCAACCGTCAGCAGCTAACCGTTCAAGTTTCGCTGGGCATGAGGGCGTTTCAAGTTCAGGTTGGTGATATTGTCAAGATGACTATTGCCAGATTTGGCTGGACGAATAAAGAATATGAAGTGGTGCAATGGACGTTTGGATTGCAAGAAGATAACGATCTGCGCTGTAATTTGGTGCTGCGAGAAATATCAGCAAGCGTCTTTGATGATATATCTGATGGGATTGTATATGAGCGTGATAATACAACGCTTCTCAGCCCATTTGAGGTGCCACCAGTAGCGATAGCCACATCTAATGAATATGGCGGCGTGTTTAAGGTTGTGAGCGAGAAGCTATTGCGTGAGCTACAGCTAGATGTAACAGCAGCGGATGCCTCTAGGATTGATCGTGTAGAAGTGCAATATAGGGTGGCAAATACTGGCGATTATCTAAACATAGGAACCGGTGGCCTTGGGCGTTATAGTGTTCTTGATCTGGATGAAGCTAATTATGATGCCAGAGTAAGAGGCGTTAATACGTTTGGCGTGAAGGGCGAATATAGCTATTTGCTTAATTTCCTCTTAGCTCCCTTAGATACGCCACCAGCAGATGTTGTTAGCAATGATTTTATATTTGAGGTTTCTGGCGGCACGTTGTTTTTGCAGTGGGAGCCAATCGCTGATTTAGATTTATCTTACTATCAAATTAAATATTCATCAGACTTAACCACAGCGTCCACCAGTGATGCAAACGCGCTTTGGGGTGGTAACTCCAACATTGCTATTAATCGCGTTGCTAGGCCCGCTACATTCGCCACAGTACCCGCCAGATCGGGAACATTCTTAATTAAGGCATATGACAAGGCTGGAAACCCGTCAAACAATGCGGCTTTTGTTGTTATTCCTGCTGCTGCACTGCCAACTTTGGGCGTGGCTGTTACTCAAACGGAAAGCGGGGCGCATACATTTGCTGGCAATACCGGCATCAGCAATACCAACATCACTGTTGATACTTCGCCAAATCCAGATGAATTACGCATCAATGACACTTCTGCGGCTACGCCAAGCGGTATTTATTATTTTGGTGGCAATCTGTCTGGCTCACAAACAGATACCAATGGCGCTGACTATATTGATTTGGGGTCAAGCAGAACGGCCACCACAACCGGCAGCGTAACCTTTGCGCGGCACATCGATTATTCCTCAGTCTTTGATAACATCCCGCAGAATTGGGATACTTGGCCTGATAACTTTGATGATTGGACAAGCGAAGGTGCTGCCTTTGGTGACTTCTCAACGGCTATACAAGTAAGATCAACGCCAGATAATCCAGCATCATCACCGACATGGGGCGCATGGGAAAACGCTATTGGTCAGCAAGTGGTTGGCAGAGGCTTCCAATTTAGGGTAAACTTAAACGCAACCAATAGCGAAGTATCACCAGCCATCACAGTTCTTTCAGCAACGGTAGGTTACTAATGTCACAGAATAGCTTAACAATCGGAAACGTAACATCGGCATCAGCAAGGACTGCTATCAATAATGCTTTTGATACGCTTAAAACTTTGCATTCTGGTGCAAGCGCTCCATCAAGCCCATCAGCTTATATGCTGTGGTTTGAAACGGACACAAACAAGCTGCAAATCTATGATGGCGCTCAGTGGATTGTCATAGGTGAGTTAGATGCCACAAATAACAACTTCCATCCTATTATCGGAAATTGGAAGCTAGACCTTTCTGGCAATGATTTGACGTTTGAATATAACGGCGCAGCTAAGATGAAACTATCGTCTGCTGGCGCTTTAACTTGTGTAGGCGATATTACGGCGCTTGGAACTATCTAATGGCTATTTCTTCCACAGGCTCAATTTCTATGTCTACAATCCAGACTGAGTTTGGTGGATCTAATCCTATTTCTATGTCGGAATATTATCGAAGCAATACATATGAAGCGGCTGTAAGTGGAAATAACACAACTGTTCCTCAGTCGGGAACTATTAAGATGTCGCAGTTTCGCGGCACATTCCAAGCAAGATATATTGTTTGGAAGCTATTGGGTGCTGGCGGCGGCGGTGGTTATGGTGTTTTCAATGGGGCTGGATCTGGATCAGCAGCAGATGGCGGTAATAGCACTTTAACATATAACGGCACCACATACACGGCAAACGGCGGCGCTGGCGGTGATAACGGTGCGATTTATTACAGCAATAGTGGATCGGCTGGTCAGAACGCAGATACAAGCCAAGGCTATTCTGAGAACTTTGGCACATCTGGCGGTGAAAGCGCGCAACAAACAAACGGCGCTGCTGGCACAGGATTTGCTGCTGGTGGATCTGGCGCTGGCGGTGACAATCCTGGTGATTATGATAACTCTGGAAATAAAGGCGAGGGCGGTTTAGCGGGATCAGAGCAGACGCAGACGGTTTATGTAGCTGTTGGTGGGTCAATGGTGTATGATTTGGGTGTAGGCGGCGCGGGCGGTGATAGCTCATTTGATGGCGCGGCTGGCCTTTCTGGTCTTGTTGTCATTAATTCTAATGGCTCAGAGGTTGTCAGAACTGGCACTGATGGCACATATACGGTGGTCTAATGAGTTGGGTTAATAAATTCGGACAGCATTCATCAGCATTAAACCAGATGAGTTTTCTTGTCTTTCCATCTGTGCAAGAGCTTGTCTTTAGCTATCGTGATGAGCAATTAAGCGTTTGCGTAGTATTCAACAGCATAGAGGCGCTAACGGATATTATTGGATCTGTACCAAATGAAATATCATCAGCATCAACTAATAGATATGGCGTTGATTTAGAAAGCATAGGAAGCAGCAATCTGCGCCTTTATGTTGATGGTCAGTCAGATAGCGAAATGCTTAGAAGCTACAGCTATAACTCAAGCGGCGGTTTGACGCAGAGTAAGATATATAAAAGAAGTGATGGCGAATATCCTATTTTAATAGATAGATATAACGCTTCTGGTGATTTAATAAGCGCAGATGAGCCAGAATACAGCGGTGATAGTAGCTTGTGGACAGGGCCAGCAGAAATTATAGATACAGCATCAGGCCATGATGTGATATATCTGGCTAAAGTAAATGCAGATCAGTGCTATATGCGGGTCATCAAGTAGAGGTTGAAATGCGCTTCATGGAGAACTTTGCAACTATAATATGGGGCGTTATAGCCGCTGCTTTGGCCGGTCTTTGGTGGGTTGTTCGTAATATCCTTACCAACACCAAAAAGATTGAATTGCTAGAGCAAAAGACTGAAATGATGCATGAGTTGCTAAAAGAAGTGCGTAACGATCAAAAGCAAATGCAGCGTGATTTGCAGAATTTAGCTTCCCGATAAAATATGGTATGATGGGGCCATGATCTGCGCCCTAACATCGATTGCCTTTGGTATGTATCCTTTCGGGGTGATGTATAAGGCTTGTGTTTATAGATGCCCGCCGCCTTCGTTCTATTATCATTATCCAAGGGTCATCAGAACAATGCCAGAGGCAAAATGCCCTAATTATGTATTGGTGGGGCGGGATACATGATAGATCCATTCACAGCACTGGCGGCGGTAAAATCTGCTGTTTCTGCGGGCAAGGAACTTGTCAACGTCACCAAGCAGATTGGTGAGTTTTTCGATGGCGTGGATGATTTACGCGCAGCCCATGAAAAGAAGAAGAACAGCCTTTTCTCTGGATCGGATGAGAATGCTATGGAGACTTTTGTTAATCTGCAAAGGGCCAAGGACGCAGAAGAAGAATTGCGTCAGATCGTAATTGCCACCAGAGGCTTTTCCGCTTGGGGTGAATTGCAAGCTATAAGAGTGCAAGCAAGGAAAGATCGTAAGGCTAAGATAGAAGCTGAGAGGAAGCGCAAAGCGAAGTTGATTGAGCGGATTATTATTTATGGTGGCGCTGTAATTATTGTTTCGATCATGCTGGGCATTACGATTGTGATTATCTTAGCCAAGCAGGGGCGATTATGAGTGATGGTTTAAGCGGCATAGGATCTTTGCCATTTAACGTGCAGTCAGACATTCACCAGCAAACTCAGAGCCGCCAGCGGATAGAAACGCACTTAGCGGAGCAAAGGGTGGAGAAAGAGCATAGAGCCAATCACAGTCACTTAGAGGCGCTCGCAAAGCAGAGATTTGATTTGCAGGAGAGTTATGATAGGTTTGGTCGCAAGACTAATGCAGATCGGCCACAAGGAACCAAAATTAACATAGAGGTTTGATATGTCAGCAAAGAAGCTTGAAGATCAAAGCAAATATGATGCTTATGATATGGATAATGATGGCATTGTTTCTGATGCAGAAATGGCAAGAGCCAAAGAAATTCGTGAAACTGAAGATGCACTAAGAAAGCACCTGGCACAATTACGCATGGCTCGCTGGACTCTAATTGGCATGGGTGCATTCACGGCTGCTATGTTTGCGATGCCAGTGGATCGTATAGAGGCTCTCAGCGATATTTCTAATCTGTTCTACATTAGCGGCGCTGGTATTGTTGGCGCTTACATGGGAACCACAGCATGGATGAGTAGGAAATGATTGATAAACTGATAGCACCCGTAACTGGTCTTTTAGACAAGTTCATTCCAGATGCCGACGAGAAAGCAAAACTCGCGCACGAGATTGCCACCATGTCACAGCGTCACGCGCAAGACTTGGCCCTCGCTCAGATACAAGTCAACGCAGCAGAAGCGGCAAGTGGAAGCACTTTTAAAGGTGGCTGGCGTCCTTTCATTGGTTGGATCTGTGGGCTTGCTTTTGGTTGGCATTTTATTGGTCAGCCTGTTGCCTTATTTGTTGTAGCTTTGACGGGTACACAGATCCCGCCGTTGCCAGAGTTTGACATGGGAACATTGCTCACTGTTCTTGGGGGCATGTTAGGCATTGGCGGTCTTAGGACATATGAAAAGCAGAAAGGCTTAACAAAATGAGAGAGATTAACGAGATCATAATTCACTGCACTGCCACCAATTCAAACTGGTATGCTGATCGGTCTGTTGAAGATGTAATCGCAGAGATTAGGCGCTGGCATGTGGAAGAGCGCAACTGGTCTGACATTGGCTACCATGCAATCATTCACCGTGATGGATCTGTAGGCTATGGCAGGCCCGTAGAGCGCTCAGGGGCGCACTGTAGAGGCCGCAACAAGTCATCCATAGGGGTGAGCCTGGTTGGTGGTCGTGGCGGCTGTGCTGACGATGCTTTTCTGGATAACTTTACACCAGAGCAAGAAGAGGCTTTGCGTGAATTGATTGTGGAATACAGCAGCAAGTTTCCCTAGCATCAAAGAAATATCTGGACATAATTCCTATGCTAGAAAGGCTTGCCCTTGCTTTGCTGTAAAAGATTGGGCATAAATATTTTCGGGGCTGGCTCATAGGAAACTGTGACAGGGTTGTGATGAACTTGCTGGCCCCACGAAAACCCCGCCACCACGGAGGATATGTGCAGTGACGGGGGAGAGGGGGAGCCTAGTACCCCTCATCTACGCCGCGTGGGAGGCGCGGCATCTTGTTCCATTTTTAGCACTCTAGCACATTCATGCGCTAAATTCCTCCTGCAATCCAATTCCTTGATGACTTCCTCAACTGAATACCCTTCTTTCAGCATAGCCAAAATTTTACTTCTGGTTGATGGACGGCCACCACGACTGCGGTTGTTTTGATATTTTTCTGTATTATGCCACTTTATGCTTTCAGACCAAGCTGCACGGCGTTTATTCGCAGCCATGTCCTTATCGGCTATTTCCTTCATTTGAATAGCTAATAGTTCTTCATCGTGATCCATGTATTTGCTTACCTTCCTTCTCTAGGCATAGTACAAACGCCTTCAACTCGCGCCTTGCGCGGTCAAGGTCTTGTTTTACATTGGGGTGCGGGTCTAATCGGAAGCTTTCCCTCTCAAGACGATCCACTGCGCCCCTTAGAAAAGTTAAATGTCCTTGATCTGCTGATGTAAGGTTCAATCTCTTTGTCCTTCTCTTCATGCTTAACTGTATTGCGGTTTCTATCTACACAGCGTTTTAGCTGTGCAAGAACTTCATCCAATTCATCAAGAATATTAGTCATTTTCTGCTGGCCTCGCTTTTGGTTTTATATTGGGGATGGGGCGGCGGTAATCTGCCTCACCGCCCATCTCTACGCATTGCGGCTGAAAGATCCGCTTTAGGTTATAGTATTCAGCAAACTCTTTGCATTCATCTGGTGATGAAAAGATAACAAACGCCATAAACACAGGTTCCGCTAAGGTCATTCGCCTTCCTTTAATTTCATTATTGCAATAACTTCTTTAACTTCAACACCCATTGCATCAGCTATTGATTGCAAAGCTGCTTCGCGTGGTAGCTTACCAGGGTATTTCTCAAGAAGCAGTTTCCGCTTTAAGAGCAGTTGTTGCCTTATACTTTCAACATCACTGCTCATTCCTCATCTCCTCCACGCCAATCATAATCATCTTCGTCTTGGCAATAGGTGCATGGCTCTTTCCAGGTTGCATAATCTGCATGATCTGGTGGCACCATTAAGTTCCTGCGCGTGATTTCTCCGGTGCCTTCACATTCTCTACAATATCCCATGATTTTCTCCCTTCATAATATCTTTTTATGATGACTGTTGACGAACTGTCAAATGTTTTGTACCAAAGTGCAACCATTTTGGTAGGAGAGAATATGGAACAACATGATTTACACGTTAGAATTGATGGCAATATTGTCGAAGGCATGAAGCTGTTCAAGAAAAAATATCGCCGCAGCATGGCTACAATCGCGCAAGATGCATTGCGGGATTACCTGGCAAAACATGACATCATAACAGAGCAACCAGATTTAGATGTCTAATCGATCAAAGGGGGCTAAATGGGAGAGAGATTTGGGAAAGGCGCTATTTCTTGAATTAGGAATAACCTTCTCCAGAAACCTAGAGCAATACCGCACAGCAGAAGGCGGTGATCTTATCCCAGACAATGAGCAGTTCCCGTTTTCCATCGAGGCCAAGCATTACAAGTCAGGCGTTGGGTGCAAACCAGAATGGTGGAAGCAATCAGAAAAGGCTGCGATAGCCGCAAATAAAATGCCCTGCGTCATATATAAATATGATCGATATAAACCAAGGGCAGTCGTAAGCTTAGAAGCCATTGCTAAGATGTACGGAACGCAAGACGATGGCAAAATCCTAGTAGAGCTTTCCATCGAGGGCTTCTGCTATCTATGTAGGGAATTGATGAATGATCCGCGATGACCTTACCAATGAGCAATATCACGCACATGACGCGATTAGCTCATCCGATGTGAAATCTGTCCTTATGTCATCAGTCTGGCATTGGCGTCACCAAGAGCGCAAAGAAACGCCAGCAATGCAGTTAGGCACAGCCGTGCATGATCTTTCATTAGAAGGCGGCGCTAACACTATATGCGGCCCAGAAACGCGCAGAGGCAATGCTTGGAAAGAAGCACAAGAGGAAGCTGGTGATAAGCTTTTGCTACCAGAGCCAGAATACAGAAAGGCTAAAGCAATAGCTGATGCCCTGCGACAAGATCCAGTCTGCGCAAAGCAACTAGATCATCCTGATGCCCTTAAAGAGCAAAGCATATTCGTAAAATGTCCAGAAACAGGCTTGCAACTCAAGGCAAGGCCAGACTGCTACAACAAAGCAGATCAAGTAATGGCAGACGTCAAAACAACAGTAGATCCATCACCTGATGGCTTTATAAGAGAGTGCTACAAATACCGCTATGACGTACAAGGCTGCTTCTATGCCTATGTAGCAGAGCTTGCCGGTTGGGATGTCAAACACTTCATCTTCTTAGCAGTTAGCACAGCCGCACCATATAAAGCGCACATGCACTCTATGAGCCTAGAAGCACTTGCACTAGGCAAAAAGGACATGATGTACGCGCTTAAGAAAATAGCTGAAGCGAAGAAAACAGACCTTTACGAAACAGGCTGGCCTCGCTTTACTATGATCCACCCACCACAGTGGATGACAACCGAGTAGGGCGGTTCCCTACATAGCCACGAAGGAGAAATACGATGGCAAATCCAGACTTTAAGAAATTTATGATAAAAGATGCATTGCTCGCATGGCCTAAGCTAGATCAGCCGTATCGATATAATAGCCAAGAAAAGCGTAGCGAGGCAGCACCAGCAGCCGCACAAGGCGCTGCATATTCATGCGGCTTTACCGTCAGCACAGAAGAAGGAAAGCGCATCTTTCTTGAATTGCAGGAGCACTACAAAGACTGCATGACACGCAATACAAAGCTGACCAAATTCAGCAAAGTATTTGGCATGAAGAAATCAGAAGATGGCACTCTAGTGACATTCACTGCAAAGAAACGCGCCATGTCACAAAAAGGTGAAATGAACCAGCCGCCACTTATCTTAGATGGCCAAAAGAAAGAGCTAGAGAATAAACGACTATACACCGGCTCAGTCGGCAATGCAGTCATTCTAGCATTCCCCGTTTCTGATCCTGACGGCAATGGCGGCGTTTCACTTATCCTTGACAAGCTGCAAGTCACTAAAGCAGTCTATGGCTCCACAGATGATGACTTTGATACAGTCGAAACAGAAGTAATCCAGTCAGATAAAAAAGAGGATACATTAGATGAATTTGGTTTGCCGCCAATGAAAGAGCAACAACAAGCGGCAACTGACGATTTCGATGATGAAATCCCGTTTTAAATAAAAAGGGCCAGCAGTGTTGGATACTGCTGGCCAAATCGAGCGATAAACCTGACAGCCGCCAGATATAAGGAATTTATACAAGATATGGCAGATGAAAGTAAATACCCCACATTATATTGGGATGAATACTCAAGCCGCATAGTCCAGCAATACAATCTGAAAAAAACCGGACATGAACGCTATAATGGCCCATGCCCTCATTGCGGGGGCGCAGATCGGTTCTGGATTAATAGCTATGAAAACCAAGTGAAGGTTCACTGCAATCAGTGCAATGACTTTCCCGCTATAATGAAGTGCATGGTCTTTGATGATGTCATACCACCGGAAAACGAAATGCGGCGCTCACAAAGCCTCTCTGCGGCTGTCAATCATCATGTGGAGTTTGACAAAACCCAGAGATACCATGAGCGCAAAGGCATAGAATTGCTTGGCGGTGCAAAACTGGATGGCGATAATGTCGTAATTCCCATGTATGGCCGTGATAAAAAGCGCATCAACAAGCAAACAATTACACCAGATGGTAATAAGAAGTTTGAAGCCGGTAAGCCCACAAGCGAATGCTATCTGGTGATAAATGGGCCACCAGAAGGCATAACCTACATTGCAGAAGGCTACGCTACCGCAGCATCAGTCGCACAATGCACAAACCGGCCAACTATCTGCGCATTCAGCGCAAGCAATATTCCTAAAGTCGCTGATGTGCTAAAAGATCTTTGGCCTGATGCACACTATTTTGTAGCCGCAGATAATGACAATGAAGGCAAGAAATACGCAGAGAAATCTGGCTTCACTTATAAAGCACCATCAGGTTACGATAAGCGTGACTGGAATGATGTCATGCTGGAAGATGGCCCGTCTTCAGTTAAGGCGCTGCTTAGCAAGATAAAGCCACCTAAGCCATTATTTGTGCCGCTTGGTGATCTTGAGTTTAAAGCGCCAGAATGGATCATTGATGGCTTGCTAGAGCGCAATACGTTTGCATGTTGCTTTGGATCACCAGCAGCAGGAAAGACGTTCTTGGTGCTTGATATGGCGCTCTGTGTAGCTACAGGACAAGAGTTTCACGGCCATGCAGTTAAGAAGGGGCCAGTATTCTACATAGCTGGTGAGGGTCACAACGGATTTGCTAGACGCGCAGCAGCTTGGTCAAAGGCAAACGATATTCCCCTGAAGGGCATACCATTCTTTAAATCCAGCAGATCCATCATCTTAACAGAAGATGAAAGCGTCAATGAATTGGTCAATGTTATTGACAGCATGGTTCAGCAATATGGAGAGCCGCAGCTTATCGTGGTGGATACGCTCGCCAGATCAATGGGCGCGGCTGACGAAAATAGCACCAAAGATATGGGAGCAGCCATCAGAGCAGTGGATGATATTCGCAATGCCTACGACTGCACCCTCTTGGCAGTGCATCATACCGGCCATTCGCAAAAAGATAGAGCTAGGGGTTCTTCTGCGCTCTTAGGCGCACTTGATGCTGAGTTCTTGGTAGATAAGTGGAACGATCAGCAGCCAGCTAAGATAGAGGTCAAATTTACCAAGATGAAAGACGCAAAGATGCCAGAGCCGCTAAACTTTATGCATCGTGAAATTGACCTTATAGGTGCTGACTTAGAAGAAACCACAAGCGTGGTTCTAGAGGTCTGCCAGGATAAAAGACCGCAAGCAAAAAAAGATAATCTGTCGGACAAGCAGCGAAAATTTATGCAGATATTCGATGAAACAAAAGGCTCACAAAACTACGCAAAAATCGATGATATGCGGGACAATTACTATAATATCCTCGGAGAGGCCAAACAAGACACAAAAAAGAGCAGTTATCAGAGCGTAAGAAAACAGCTATGTGAAAAGGGTCTAATTTCCCAAACGAAAACAACGGTTTATGACGAGCGGGACAACGGGACATAGGCGGGAGGTCACGGGATGTGTCCCGATACTAGTAAGCGGGAGGGACGGGATATATGCCTATAGGCATATCCCGTTGTCCCGTCTAGTATAAGAGAGCCATGACAATAGAAGATAAATTAAAAACAATTCATTCTTTGGAGGAGCTAGAAGGCTTCGCAAATCGCAGAAGGTTTTTGCGGTCTTTGCCCAAATGGACGGAGAATGAACGCAGACTAATACTGGCAAGAAAGTATGAACTGGAGAAGCTGTATGGAACTAGAGCCAAATAAAACGCGCTGGGCTGTGCATGATGATATTCTAAAGATATGGTTTAATGGCGTTCTGGTGGCAGAAATGCCGCGCAAAGAATTTCCGCATCTGATATTGGAGCTTGCTAAATCGCTAAAGGATCAGTAACGTAAATTCATTCATGATTTTACTTCTTACTTACTGCCCTGCGCTTTGCGCGGGGTTTCTTTTTGTGTTAAGCTTCCCTGAGCTTTTCCATCACAGGGGTGAGCTTTTCCACTACAGGGGGTTTTATGCATATTAGCATCAAATCAAACGTGCCAGAGATCGAAAGACGGCTTGATGACCTGGTGACTAAGCAAGCCCCATTCGCGCTATCATTGGCGCTCAATAAAGCAATCAAGAGCAGTCGTGATATTGATTTACGCATGGAATATGGAAAGTTCTTTGAGGTGCGCAACAAAGCGTTTTTTAAACAGGTGCATCAAATCAGGAATAGCACGGCTAGGCATATACGGCGCACAGGTATGGCGCTTGCATCGATACAAAGATCTGACCTTCCATCCCCGCCAGGCGCACGGCCAGAAACAAGAGGGCGCAAAGCTCAAACTAGATTTATGGAAAAGCATGTTACCGGCGGCATCAAGACGCCTAGATTAAAACGCAACTTGGCTATTCCAATAGAGGCTAATGTTAGCCGTAAAAGATCTGGCGCTAGGGCTGGCGCTGTTAATAAGTCTTTTGAGCCTAGAAACATTATGCAGTCAGGCAAGGGATTTATTCTACAAAAGGGTGGCAAATCATTTATAGCCAAGCGCACCGGCAAGAAGAAAATTAAGATACTTCACAGCTTAGCAAAGAGCGCCACTATTCGGGGCGGTTATAATCCTGAACGCGCAGTCAAGCGCGGCATGAATAAATATTTCAAGATTATGTATAAGCAAGCTTGGATACAGGCGTTGCGCACTGCAAAGCTGCGCTGAGCTTTTCCACTACAGGGGGGTGAGCTTTTCCACTACAGGGGGTCTGAGCTTTTCCACTACAGGGGTGAGCTTTTCCACTACAGGGGTATTTTTGACAAAATAACCTGGTTTTATTTGATTTACCGGCAAAAATTAAGGCATTGATTTAATGCATTTTTCCCTTGCATTTATTGTTAAAACCTCCCAAAATGGGAGAATAACAGGGAAGGAAAAAACATGGATTATCAAATAAGACTACGTGACATTGCGTTTTGGTTTGTCGCATTGGCGCTTATGTTTGCGGCGCTTTATTCCACGCCATATCTCGCGCTTTTGGATTTTTTCGCTGACGATTGCGGCGTTGGATTTTTGACGCCTAACAATGGCGGTTTTTACTTAAACCTGGTTTGTGAAGGGTGAAAAAAATATGTTGGAAAACTGTTAAACAGTATTTTCGCGCCAAAAATAAACAATAGATAAAAGGAAGTAAGATCATGAAAAAAGAAACATATAACTTTATTGGCAATCTAATTCGCGCCGGTGGAGATGCAAAAACAGTCAAGGGCAATGATAGCGGATATTTAACGGCCATTATGTATATGACGCCATACAAGACGTTAAATCGCAATCTTTGCCCCATGGCCGAAATTGCCGGTTGCTTGACGGGTTGCTTGAATACGGCTGGCCGCGGCGCAATGAATAGCGTTCAGCGCGGCCGCGCAAGAAAAGCCGAATGGTTTGTAAAAGATATTGCAAGCTTCATGGCGCAATTGATCAAAGATTTAACGCGTTTCCAAAACTATTGCGAAAAGCGCGGCATAAAACCGGCCGTTAGATTGAATGGAACAACGGATATTCAATGGGAATATATTCATACGGCCGGCCAAAATATCTTTGAACGCTTTCCAGGTATTCAATTCTATGATTATACAAAGATTGCCAACCGGCCGTTAGATATTCCCAATTATCACTTGACGTTTAGTTACAGTGAAGCAAGCGCGATTTATCTCAAGCAGGCCAAGATTGCACAAGATCGTGGAATGAATATCGCGGTTGTGTTTCGTAGCGCTGAGAATATTCCAGTCGATTTTCTTGGGTTGCCAACAATAAATGGTGACAAAACAGATTTGCGCTTCTTGGATAAAAAGCAAACAATTGTTGCTTTGTATGCAAAAGGGAAAGCAAGGAAAGACGAAACCGGCTTTGTAATCGATCCGCAACCGCAAGTAATGGCCGCATGACTGAAAAAATATTTAATGCAATAATTTTAGCATTCATGGCCGTTTTGGGTTTAATATTAGAGTTTATAGAGGGCGCTTTTTAGCGCCCTTTTTATTAATTGCTTACTCAGCCGCGCCATGATGCGCGGTTTTTTTTTGTGTCTTTTGATTTAATTGCATGCAATTGCGCGCCATTGTTTAATAAATGCACAGGCTAAAACAAAAAGGTACTATGGCACACTTTGCCCTGCGGGTACGCGCGAGG